ATGGCCCGACATTATCCGACGCTGACCCGTAACGGATTCTTGCTGCCGTCGAACATCAAGGCCAGTTACGAAGGCGCCGGTGAGGGCCGACGTTCGGCCAGTTGGGAAGCCACCGACAACGGCATCAACAGCATCAACACCCCGGCCCTGCGCAACCTGCGTGCGCGTTCGCGGGCGGCGGTTCGCAATGACCCGTACGCGTTCAACGTCATAGACAAACGCGTCAGCAACCTGATCGGCACCGGCATCACGCCCAGGCCGACCACGGACGACGCCGAGCTGCGCAAGCTCAAGCAGCAGCTGTGGGATGACTGGGTGGATGAGGCGGATGCCGATGAGCTGACCGACTTCTACGGCATGCAGGCCCTGGTGGCGCGCACCGTTGAAACGGCCGGTGAATGCTTTGTGCGATTGCGGCCCCGCAGCCCGAGCGAAGGTTTGGCAGTGCCGCTGCAGCTGCAGGCGCTGGCCCCTGAATTTGTCCCTCACGATAAATTCGAGATGGCCAAAAACGGCAACGTGATCCGAGCCGGGATCGAGTTCAACCCGGCGGGCAAGCGTGTGGCGTATTACATGTACCTGTCGCATCCCCGCGACTCGTCGTCGTTGAACGCTGGCTACAACCAGTTGGTGCGTGTACCGGCAACACAGGTGCTGCACATCTTCGAACCGATGGAGCCCGGGCAGTTGCGCGGCGTCCCACGTTTGGCCCCGTTGCTGAAGCGCCTGCGCAGCTTGGATAACTACGACGACGCGGTGCTGTTCCGGCAGGAAGTGGCGAACCTGTTCGCGGGCTTCATCAAGCGCCCTGCGCCCGACGCTGTGCAGCAGCCTCGCGATCCCACTACTGGCATGCCATTGGTCCTTGATCGCGACGGCTTCACGCCGATGGTCGCGTTGGAACCCGGCACCATGCAGGAGCTGGGGCCAGGTGAAGAGGTGGAGTTCTCCAAACCACCGGACGCCGGCAACAACTACCCGGACTTTATGCGGCAGCAACTGATGGCTGCTGCGGCGGGTTCGGGGACGCCGTACGAGATCCTCACCGGCGACATGCGCGAGGTCAACGACCGGGCGCTCCGGGTGGTGCTCAACGAGTTCCGGCGGCGTCTGGAGCAGCTGCAGTTCGGCGTGTATGTGCACCAGTTGTGTCGCCCGGTGCGGGCTGCCTGGATGGACATGGCGGTGTTGTCCGGTGCCCTGGTGCTGCCGGACTACGCGCAACGTCGACGCGAATATCTACGCACGCGTTGGGTGCCGCAGGGATGGGCCTACATCCAGCCGGTGCAGGACGTACAGGCGCGGCGGATGGAAGTGCAGGCGGGCTTTGGTTCCCGCAGTGAGATGTGTCTGCGCAACGGCTACGACGCCGAAACCATCGACGCTGAAAACGCGGCCGATCTGGTCCGAGCCACCGACCTCGGCCTCAACTACACGACTCTTGAAGCCATCGAGCTGAACGATGACAAGGAACAACCATGAGCAAGAAAGCCAAACCCCGCGTCTATGACAAGGCGGGCAAGCAGGTCAAGGTCGCCGACAAAAGCTGGTACACCCTCCAGGCCAGCGGCGGAGCTGAGCAACGCAGCATCGAAATCTTCGTGTACGGCGAGATCGGCGCCTGGGGCGTCACCGCCAATCAGTTCGTACAAGATCTGCGCGCCATGGATGACGGCGCGTCACCGGTGATTGTTGCGTTCAACAGCATCGGCGGCGATCTGTTCGACGGCCTGGCAATCCACAACGCGCTGTCCCGCCTGGGCGAGCGTTGCACCGGTCGCATTGACGCCCTGGCGGCCAGTGCAGCCAGTGTCGCGGTGTGTGGCGCTCACCGGGTGGTGATCGCGGCCAATGCCATGCTGATGATCCACAACCCATACACCTACGCCGGTGGTGATGCCGAAGACTTCCGCCGTGTCGCTGATGTGCTGGACCAGACCCTGGAAGCGATCATCGCGGCCTACAAGGCCAAGGCGCCGGACATCGACGAAGCTGAGCTGCGGCGCATGGTCAATGCTGAAACCTGGCTCACGGCCAACGAGGCGGTGGCACTGGGGCTGGCCGATGAGGTGGGCGAAGGCCTCAAGGTCAGCGCTTGTCTCGGCCAGGGCAGTGTGCTGCAGCGTTTCCAGCATGCCCCAGCCGAACTGCTCGCCCAACTGGACGAAGAGCCGGAAGTTGAGCCGCCGGAACCCGATCCGACCCCCGTGCTGGACGCAGCCAAGCTGGCGCTGATGGTCACACAGGGTTGTGCTGCTGCGGGCATTGGTAACCTGGTGGATCCGATACTCGCTGCGACGAAGCTGGAAAGCGAAGCGGTGATCCAGGCAGCACTGACCAATGCAAAAGCCTTGCACGGCCTCTGTGTCGCGGCGCGCCTGCCAGAGCTGACCGGCGAATTTGTCACCGCCGGGCTCGATGAAGCTGCAGTCCGTGCGCGTCTCTTCGACAAGCTGGTAGGCAGCGGCGGGGGCTTCGAAATCAACAACAGCCTGCCGCTGGACGATGATCCAGCCCCAACGATCAAGGCCAAGCAGGTCGACACCCATTCAATCTGGTCCAGCCGTCAGGCGGCACAAAACGGTAACTCGAAAGGAGCAAGAGCATGAAAACTGAATCGATGCACGCAGGCGAGTTCCTGCTGTCCGAAGGCGCCGGCAATATTTCTCGCGAAGCGATCAACGTCGCTGCCGGTGCCGCCCTGGAGCCTGGTCAGATCCTGGGCCTGGTCACTGCCACTGGTGAGTTTGCGCCGTATAAACCGACGGCCGAGGATGGCAGCGAGAACGCTGTCGCGATCCTCTATGGGCCTTTGAGCGAGTCGGATGTTGTCCGGCGCGGTCGTGCCATCGTACGGCTGGCGGAGGTCAGTGAAGCGCATTTGACCGGCCTCGATCCCGCTGCCGAAAAAGCTTTGAACGCTCAACACCTGATCGTTCGCTAAGACGTTCCCCCTTATTTATGCATCCCGCCGAGTGCGGGATTTTTCGTTTCTGGAGAGTACCCCATGGCCGATATCGCCATTTTTGAAGACGATGCGTTCAGCGTTTCTTCGTTGACCGCTGCAATCAATGACCAGGAATACCTGCCGGGCCGCATCAGCAGCCTCGGCCTGTTCCGCGAAGAGGGCATCAGCACCCTGACTGTGCAGATCGAGAAGGACGGTGACACTCTGGCCCTGGTGCCGGCGGGTGAGCGTGGGACCTCGGGCCTGGTGGTCGGCGCGACCAAGCGTCAGCTGATTCCGTTCAACACCGTGCACCTGCCCGAACGCTTCACCATCAAGGCCGACGAGATCCAGGGCATTCGCGCCTTCGGTACCCGCAGTGAGTTGCAGGCCGTGCAGGACGTGGTCAACAAGCGCCTGGCGAAAGCGCGCCGACAGCTGGATGCCACTCACGAGTTCCAGCGCATGGGCGCGTTGAACGGCCAGGTACTGGACGCCGATGGCAAGACGGTCCTGTTGGATATTTATAAATCCTTCGGCGTGAATCGTCAGAAGCTTCAGATGGGCTTGAACAGTCCAGACACCGAGCTGCGGGTCAAATGCGGCGAAGCGTTGGACATGCAGGAGGAAGCCCTCGGCAGCGTCACCAGCAGCGGCTCCCGCGCGATGTGTGGCAAGAACTTCTGGAACAAGCTCATCGTGCATAAGTCGGTCAAGGAGACCTACCTCAACACCATGCAGGCCGCGTCCCTGCGTGGCGATGCCCGTGAAAGCTTCGAGTTCGGCGGGATCGTCTGGGAGCGTTATCGCGGCAAGGTGGCCGGTGTTGCTTTCGTCCACGACGACAAGGCCCTGCTTATCCCCGAGGGCGTGCCGGATCTGTATATCTCGTCCTTCGCGCCGGCCGACTACATGGAAACGGTCAACACCCAGGGCATCCCGTACTACAGCAAGATCGAGCCAATGCAGTTCGGCAAGGGCGTGGCCGGTGAAGCCCAGTCCAACCCGCTGCACCTGTGCACACGACCTCGGGCGCAGATCCTGCTGGAACTCTGATCGTGGCTTTCCGCGATCTGATCGACGACATCGACGCGGTGGTGTTCGAAACGCTGGGCGATACCGCGCGGATCGAGGGTCGTGAAGAACCAGTGTTCGGCATGTTCGCGGCGCCTTGGTTGCAGCCCAAGCTCGGCAAGCTGAACACCGGCTTGCGTGAGCCTCGGTTCGAGATCCGCGTCAGCGATTCGGAGGGTCTTGTACGCGGGCTATTGGTCAGCATCGATCTGCCTGCTTTGGATGGCGGCGGCGATTACGACCTGCTGCAGCTGGAGCCGAGCGGCGACGGTCTGGTCGCCTTGATCCTGAGGTTACGTCCATGAGCATTGGTAGCTACTACAAGCCCTCGGCGGGCGGCGGGATGATCTCCATCCAGTCGTCAGCCACAGACCTGCAGGCGTTTCAGGAATTTGCCAAGTTGGTGCCCAAGGCTGCGGCCACCGCTCACCGTCGAGCCATCAACAAGACGCTGGGGTGGTTGCGTACGCATATCGCCCGAGCGGTGAGTCGGCAAGAGCGCATTGCTGTCGCGGCGGTGCGTCAACGGTTGCGCAGTTACCCGGTGTCCGGCGGGGCTTCGAGCGGCAAGCTGTGGTTCGGTTTGAACGCGATCGAGTCCAGCCGGATCGGCCGCGCGCGACAGACAGGCAGCGGTGTATCGGTGGCGGGGCGGCGGTATCAAGGCGCGTTTCTCAAGAAGGTTTACGGTAACAAACCGGACATCTGGATCCGTACTGCGAGCAAGTACTTCAACGCGGACGATTACCCTGACAGCACGGTGTCGCCGGGGCGCGGGCCGAGTTCGGGGTGGGTGGCGGAAAACGGCAGTCGCTTTCCGTTGGCAAAGGCCAAGGTGTCTCTGGAGCAAGCCCGTCCCCACTTTGAAAGCTGGGTACAAAAGGCCGATGAACGCTTGCTTGAGATCCTGAAACAGGAACTTAACTTTGAGCTGCAGAAGTACCTCAAGAGGATCGCGTAATGGCTGACGAACCTTTTAGCTTGGATCAGCTTTACCAGGCGGTCGAGCAACACCTGGTACGGCATCTGCTAGGCGTTCAGACAGTAAGGGCCTGGCCGAACATCCAGGACCGCATTGCCCTGCCAGCGGTGTTTTTGGAGCTGGCCGAGATTGAGCCAGGTACCGACCTCGGCACGGGTGAAACCACGTTGGTGTGCAAGTTCGAGGCGCGCATTATTGTTGACCCGATCCATCCCTTGCATCAGCAACAGGCGGTGCAGCTAGTCACACAGTTGGCTGTCTTACTGCGTGCCCAGACTTGGGGGCTGGAGGTTGAGCCGGCTGAGTTCGTTCAAGCCCTGCAGGATTGGACACAGCCGGCGTTGGATGGCTACACCGTCTGGCTGGTGGAATGGACGCAGCAGATTTACGTCGGACCCGAGGAGTGGCCTTGGACTGATCAGTCCCCGGGATCGCTGTTGTTCGGATTTAACAACGATGCCAATGAAGAAGTAGTGTCGACGGAGGAAGTGTGAGCGGCTACGTAAGCGCCCAGCATGACCGCATGCTCGCCGGGGTGGTGAAGGATTGTTACGTGGTCGCCGTCGACCTGACCGCCTCGCCGCCGGTGTGTCGGGTGTCTGATGGCGAATGGGTGAGTGCTTGGGTGCGCTGGCACAGTATCGCCGCCGGTAAGGCCAGGCACTGGCGGGCACCATCCATGGGCGAGCAGGGGGCTTTGGTCAGTGCCAGCGGTGACGTGGCGCAAGGTACCTTCATCCCGGGCTTATATGGCAATGCTGGCCCACCACCGGATAACCGCGATCATGTTGAAGTCTGGCGCTTTGATGATGGCGGCTCGCTGATTTACGACTGGCAGGCCAAGAGCTACCGCATCACTCTACCGAGCGGTACGGTGAGCATCAAAGTCGCCAGCACAGAGGCGGTTATCACGGACAGCGCCGTTAACGTGACCACCGGCAACATCAATCTGAAAGCGGCGGTGCTAATCGACGGAGCGTTACACGTTACGAAGGGCATCACCAGCGCCGGCGCGATCATCGATGCCGGTGGTAACAGCAACCATCACACGCATTAATTTCAACTCACGAAAGCCCGCCCAGTGCGGGCTTTTTCATGCCTGGAGTCTGTCTTATGAGTAAGTCTAGAGCTGACAGCGATTCGGCCGAGGTCGCCGAAGCTATCGCGGTTCCGGGGTTGAAGCCCGCACCGCTTGGTATTCCCGTGACTGCTGAATCGGTGGAATCCATCGGCCCCGCACGCATGTTTCGCGACAAGGTTTTCACCTCGCGCACACTGATCCTGCCTAGCGGCGAGACGCTTCCTGTTATCGCGGGTCGCGTTACCGCGTTTGGGGATGATCAATATGCGTTCTTGAAAACGCATCCAGATCTGGAGCAATTGAAGGAGTAATCACAATGATCGGAATGGACCGCCACACCGGCCAGCCCATTTCCGGCATCGCGCACTTGCGCCAATCAGTTCCAGACATCTTGGGCACGCCATTAGGCAGCCGCCGGCATCGGTTGGACTACGGCAGCAAGCTACGGCGGTTCGTTGACATGCCCGTTACAGAAGGCTGGAAAAGCGCTGTACAGGCGGAAGTCGCCCGCGCTCTGGGACGCTGGGAGCCGCGCTTGAAACTCGATCAGGTGCGTGTCCTGTCGGTCATCGGCGGACAAATTAACCTGAGGATCGTCGGGCAATACCTGGGCGACAGTGTCACGTTGGAGGTGGCCGCATGAGTATCGTAGATCTGTCGTCGTTGCCGGCTCCGACCGTGTTGGAGCCACTGGACTTCGAAGAAGTTTATCAAGAAGGGCTGGGGGTTTTTCGCGGATACATGGGTGGCAACTGGACTGCCGCGCTGGAAAGCGATCCCGTGGTGAAGGTGCTGGAGGTTGGCGCTTACATCAAGGTCGGCAACCGCGCCCGGGTCAACGACGCCGCCAAAGCGGTGTTACTGGCGCACGCCATCGGCGGTGACCTCGATCATTTGGGGGCCAACGTCAATCTCAAGCGCTTGGTCATCCAAGCCGAGGATCTGCTGGCAGTACCGCCGGTACCAGAGATCAAGGAGGACGACGATCCGTTTCGCGAGCGTATCCAGTTGGCCTATGAAGGGTTGACCACGGCCGGCCCGCGTAACAGCTACATCCTTCATGCGCGCAATGCCTCGGGGTTGGTGGCCGATGCGACCGCCGAAAGTCCGGCACCTTGTTACGTTACGGTAACGGTGTTGAGTTTGGACGGAGAAGGCGAGGCGTCGCCGGAGCTGCTGGCTACGGTAGCCGTCGCCCTGAATGACGACGACGTGCGGCCCGTGGCTGATCGGGTGACTGTGCAGAGCGCCCAGGTGATTCGTTACCAAATTGAGGCGATTTTGCACATGACCAGCGCTGGGCCCGAATCGGATGCCAGTTTGGCCGAGGCGAAAAGTCGATTGGGGGCCTGGATCAATCCGCGCAAGCGCCTGGGTGTTGAGGTGGCGCGGTCCGGGGTAGATGCTCAGTTGCACGTTGCTGGCGTTTCCCGGGTTGAGCTGGTTGGCTGGCAGGACTTGGCCCCGACCAAGGCTCAGGCGGCGTTCTGTACGGGCTACACCGTGAAGCTGGCAGGGCAAACATGAAAAGCCTACTGCCACTTAATAGCACGCAACTGGAACGCGCCATGGAGGCGACGTTTTTTGAGAAAATGATCATACCGTTGCGGACTCTCTACAGCGCCGATACCTGCCCGGTCCACCTGCTGCCCCACCTGGCGTGGGCGTGGTCGGTAGATCGTTGGGACTACCGATGGACCGAGGCGACCAAACGGGCCGCTATTAAGGCGTCTTACTACATCCATGCCCACAAAGGGACCATCGGCGCGCTGCGGCGTGTTGTCGAGCCCTTGGGCTACCTGATCGAGATTATTGAGTGGTTCAAGATGGTGCCCGAGGGTACCCCAGGCACATTCGCCCTGAAGGTTGGTGTGCTGGATACAGGGATTACTGAGGAAATGTATCAGGAGCTGGAGCGCCTGATTGACGATGCCAAGCCCAACAGCCGGCACCTGACAGGGCTGGCGATTAGCCTCGAAACTCAAGGCTTTTTGAATATCAGTGTTGCCCTGTACGAAGGCGACGAAATCGACGTTTACCCGCCAGTCATGCGTGACATTGAGGTCACCGGTTCCTTTGGCGTGGTCGGGCGCGAACACTCCATAGACACCCTGGACGTTTATTATGATTGATGCGAATTCACAGTTTTTCGCCATCCTCACGAAAGTGGGAAAGGCCAAGCAGGCGAACGCCGACGCGCTCGGTATCCCCTGGAAAATCACTGAAATGGGCGTGGGTGATGCAAATGACACTGACCCAATTCCAAACGAGGCGCAAACCCGGCTGATCAATGAATGGCGCCGACGTCCATTGAATCAGCTCCGGGTTGACCCGGCCAACTCGGCAGTGATCATCGCCGAGCAGGTTATACCGGCCGACGAAGGCGGGCGATGGATTCGCGAAATCGGACTGTATGACGCGGACGGAGATCTGGTTGCGGTAGCCAACTGTGCGCCAAGCTTCAAGCCGATGCTGTCGCAGGGCTCCGGCCGCACGCAAATAGTGCGGATGAATTTCATCGTATCCAGCACTGGCAACATTACGCTCAAGATTGACCCTGCCGTGGTGCTGGCGACTCGCGAGTATGTCGATCAGCGGATTCTGGAGGAACTTTACAAGCTCGACAGCAAGCAGTCGGTACGTGTGGCCACCGGGGGCAACATCGCGTTGGCGGGGCTTCAAACCATTGATGGTATTGCTCTGGTCGCAGGTGATCGGGTTTTGGTGAAAAACCAGACGGTTGCTAAAGACAACGGTCTGTACATCGCGGCCGCCGGTGTGTGGGCGCGCGCGCTGGATGCCGATACCAGTGCCGAGGTGACATCTGCGCTGCTGGTATCTGTTGAGCAGGGCGCGACGTTGGCCGATACCCGCTGGCAGTTGGTCACTGATGGCGTGATTGTCCTGGGTACCACGGCCTTGACGTTTCAGAACGTGACCCAAGGTTTTGCCCCGATCAACTCGCCTGCGTTTCAGGGCCTTCCGACAGCACCGGCGGCGCCACGATTCGACAGCTCCAAATTGCTGGCAACAACAGAGTGGGCTCGCCGCCAAGGGAAACAATACTCTGGAAGTACCGCTATAAATAATAACGGCTCGATCCTTGCCGAGGCTGTCGGTCAAGCGATCGTATTGTTTGGTGACGTCGCAAGTACTATCAATCTCCCTGTTTCGTCAGACTTTCCTAATCCTGGCGTAGTTGTCACGTTAATTTGTTACAACACCACTTCGTCTGCTGTAACCCGTGCTGGGACCGACCTTATATACGGCGCTAACCCAGGGCAGTCGGTTAGTGTTCAAAATATAAAAATGGTTTATGGGGATATTCTTGAGCTGACGTTGCTAAATAACGCTCCCGGTGCGGGAGCGTGGTATGTCAGTGGCGGCAATATGTTCGCTAGTGTGGTGGTACCGCAATTCGATAGTGGGCAGCGCGTCGCTTCCACCCGGTTCGTTCAAAAAGCATTAGGTAATTATTCCTCAGGCAGAGACGAGGCTGGGAACGGCCTTACGCTGCCTCTGAGTGATATCGGGGGCTTTGTCTCGCTCACAGCTGGCGGTGCTCAAACAGTTGCGTTGCCCTTGTTGGAGAGTGTTCCCGATGGGGCAACGGTTACTCTCCACAACCCCACAGGACAAAAGAAAGTCGTCACCATAAACGGCGGTAACCGGATCAGTCCGGACGGACAGATTTATACGGTCGTAACCCTTGGTCCAGGCGATGTCGCCAGCTTTACTAAGCAGTCCGGCGTATGGCGTATGCACGGTTCAGCTGCGTTGAAATACTCCGCGCAGTTTTCCGCATCAATGGCATTACCCGGTTACTCCAAGTTGCCAAGTGGCTTCGTCGAGCAGTGGGGCCAGGGCACAACATCCACTTCCGGGGATGTGGAAATTGTCTTCCCTATAGCGTGGTCCATCATGCCTCTCGGAATTCATGTAACACCTGTGCTCGGCCAGGACGTAGCGCGGCCAACAATTATGATGACGACATACAAGCCTGCTACGGGAACAACTCGGTTCGCTGTGGGTGGTTTTCTGAACGGCTCCCGAATCGGTGAAACGTTCTTCTGGCGAGCGATTGGGGAAATTTAAGGAGTCACTATGTTTTACAGTGCAAAGACTGGCGGCTTTTATGATCCGGTGTTCCACGGCTATCGTCGGATGCTCATTGCGGACCCTGCCTGGATCAGACCTACTATGGATGTCGTATTGCAGTCGGGTGACTCGTTTTCAGTCGGTGACCAGGTATTTCGGAACGATACGAAAGAGCCGATAACGCTCCGTGATGTTCCCGACATGGCTGTCGATCCTGGCACGATTGAGGTCGATAACCCTGATTGCTTAATTCCGTTTGACGCAGTGGAAATCACTGCTGAGATCCGCCAGCAGTTGTTGGATGGCAACGCTAAAGGCCAGTCCATCGCGGCTGATGAACATGGCTACCCAATCCTTGTAGACGTCCCTCCCGCGTCTGCTGAAGAGCTTGCGAGCCAGGAAAGGCAATGGCGCGATGCCCAGCTGGCCCTTAGCGATGGTGTTGTTTCTCGCCATCGGGATGAGCTGGAAGAGAGTCAGGAAACCACGTTAACTGCCGATCAATACGTAGAGCTTCAGTCCTACCGCCGAGCCCTTCGCAACTGGCCGGAGGCGGGAGAGTTTCCGTTGATTGACCACCGTCCCCCGGCGCCTCTCTGGCTGGCTGGTCAGACCGAATAAACGCCCCGCACTGACGGGGCGTTTTCTTTTCCGTTACACGCAACACGAACCACCACGGCCTCGCTCACGCGGGGCTTTTTCGTTTCTGGAGATTGAACCCTATGAGTTTCTTTCACGGCGTTACCACGACCGACATCAAGACAGGGGCGCGCACTATTTCCTTGCCGTCGTCTTCCATTATCGGGCTGTGCGACACCTTCACCCCGGGCGGGCTGGATGGTGGCACTGCCAAGGCCGGCGAGTTGAAGTTGATCACCTCTGAGCGCGAAGCCATTGCCGCTTTCGGTGCTAATTCGGCGATCACCAAGGCTTGCAAAGCGATCTATACCAAGGCCAAGGCTGTGATCGTGGCCATCGGCGTGCCGAAGCTGGAAGACGCGGCGCTACAAACCTCGGCGATTATCGGCGGGGTTTTGGCGTCGGGTCAGCGCACCGGCCTGCAAGCGTTGCTCGACGGCAAAAGCCTGTTCAACGCACAGCCGCGGCTGTTGATTGCGCCTGGGCACACGGCCAAGCAAGCGGTGGCCACCGCGCTCGATAGCCTGGCGCAGAAGCTGCGTGCAATCGGCATTCTCGACGGTCCTGGCACCACCGATGAGGCCGCCATGCTCTACGCCGATAACTTCGGCAGCCGCAACCTGTTCATGGTTGACCCAGGCGTGCAGTACTGGGACACCGACCTCAGTCAGACGGTTGATGCGCCGGGCTCGGCCTGGGCTGCGGGTCTATTTGCTTGGACCGATGCTGAATATGGTTTCTGGGCATCGCCTTCGAACAAAGAGTTCACCGGTATCACCGGCACGACCCGGGCTGTCGAGTACCTGGATGGCGACGAGACGTGCCGAGCCAACCTGCTGAACAACGCCAATATCGCGACGATCATCCGCGACGACGGCTATCGCCTGTGGGGTAACCGCACTTTGTCGAGTGATCCGAAGTGGGCCTTCGTCACGCGCGTTCGCACGCTGTTCATCCTTATGGATGCGGTGCAGGCCGGCCACAAGTGGGCGGTAGACCGCTCGATCACCAAGACCTACGTCAAGGATGTGACTGACGGCCTGGAAGCGTTCATGCGCGACCTGAAAGCCCAGGGCGCGATTATCAATTTTGAGGTGTACCCGGACACCGAACTGAACACGGCCAGCCAGATCGCCCAGGGCATAGTTTATTGGCGCATCCGCTTCACCGACGTGCCGCCGGCAGAAAACCCGAATTTCCTTTTCGAAGTCACCGAACAGTGGATGACCGAAGTTCTTGAAGCAGCCTAAGGGGCCAAACCAATGATTCCTCAAACTTTGTATAACACGAACCTGTTTGTCGACGGCGTGAACTTCGCCGGTGACGTGCCGAGTTTGACCCTGCCCAAGCTGACGATTAAGACCGACGAGTATCGCGGCGGCGGCATGGCCGGTGCCATTGAGATGGCCCAGGGTCTGGAAAAAATGGAGCCGTCATTTGTCACCAAGGGCGTGCGTCGTGAGTCGTTGAAACACTTTGGCTTGGCCGATGGTACGGCCTTCAACGCGACGTTCCGAGGGGCCTTCAGAGGCCAAAAGGGAGCAGTGACAGCCGTAGTTGCCACCATTCGTGGCTTGCTCAAAGAGGTCGACCTGGGCGACTGGAAGGCCGGTGATTCGGCGGAGATCAAGCACGCCGTTGCGGCTTCCTACTACAAGCTCGAAATCGACGGCCGCGTCATGTACGAAATCGACATGGTCGCGGGTGTTCAAGTCGTCGACGGCAAAGACCAGCTTGCCGACATTCGCGCCGCACTCGGCCTCTGAGGGAATAGATCCAGATGAATCAAGCAAACGCTAAGAAAGTACCGGCCTGGTTGTCGCTCAGTGCACTCGCTGCTGTCGTGACGCTCACGCGGCCAAGCAATGCCAACGGCGTGCTGGTCGAGACGCTCACCTTGCGTGCCCCGGTCGTGCGCGAAGTACGCGCAGCCGACAAAGCGTCGAATGGCGACGAGGAACAGCGTGAACTGATGCTGTTCGCCGGGTTGGCCGAGGTCGGTCTTAAGGATCTCGAAGGCCTCAAGCTGACGGACTATCGCCGTGTTCAAGCCGCGTATTCGCATCTGGTCTCGGAAACCGACTACACGGATGTGATGCCGCCGTGGTTGTCGGTGACCACTGATCAGGCCGTGGTGACGCTTTCCTGTCCGAGTGAAATCAACGGGGTGTCGGTCGATACAGTGGCCCTGCGCTCCCCGACAGTGGGCGATGTGCGCGCGGCCAATCGTGACGCCGCCGGTGATGCCGAGCAGCGTGAGCTGGTGTTGTTTGCCTCGCTTGCCGGCGCGCCTATTGCGGATCTGGAGGGCTTGAAGTTGGTTGATTTTAACCGCCTGCAGGCCGGCTATTTTCGCATGGACCAAGACGACGGGGTTTGATCCTTCCGTCATGAAAATGGCCGCGAAACGTCTGGCGGCGGAAACCGGATTTTCCGCCGCCGAGATTCTGTCGATGCCGTTTGCAGAAATGGTGTGGTGGCTCACGGACTGAGCCGCCTTCGATAAGACTATGCAAATGAGGGCCATGACATGGCGAACAAAATCGCCCTCGGGCTGGTGATCGGCGGCGCCGTCAGTTCGACTGTCGGTGCTGCGTTTAAAGATGTTACAGGGCGCATCAAGCGTCTTGAGGCGGAAGGCAACAAGGCGCGTGTTTTACAGCGCACTATCGGCGACACCATTCGTTTGCGTGATGAATGGAAGAAAGCCCATGACAGCGGCTCTGAGGGTGCATCCAAGCTGTTGGGGCGATTGAACTCCAATCTCGACAGTTTGAAAAAGCAGGGCATCGAGGTCGGCCGGCTGGAAAAAGCCTATCGTTCCATGGGCCAGACCGCCAATAAAGCCGAGCTTAAAGCCCGGGGGCATCAGCAACTGGATGCTGGTAAGAACGGCATGAAAAGCACAGTCGGCGCCGCTGTTGTTGGTGTCGGCATGCTTGCTGTACCGACCAAGGTTAGCGCGGACTTTGGGGCCATTGTTCGTGACATCGCGATCAAGGCAGGCATTGCCAACAAACCACAAGAAAAGGAGATGTCGCGCAAGATCATCGATACCTCACGCGACACCGGCATGGCGCGTAACGATGTAGCCGACGTCGTCAACCAGCTGGTCGGCGCCGGCATGGAGTTGAGCAAGGCCCTGGAATATGCACCGGTCGCGGCCAAGTTTGTCGTGGGGCAGGGGTCGAGCGGTGTCGACACGGCGAAGATGATCAACGCCCTGGGGCAAAACGCCAAGATCACCGATCCTAAGCAGATGCAGCAGGCGCTGGAGGCGATTGCCTACCAAGGGCAGGCTGGCAGCTTCGAAGCGGCCGACATGGCTAAATGGTTTCCTGAGCTGTTGGCGAACATGGGCAGCCTGGGCATCACCGGCATGGATGCGGTGACGCAGTTGGGTGCCATGCTGCAAGTGCAGATGAAGTCTGCCGGCGGTGCCGATGAGGCAGCCAATAACCTCAAAAACTGGATGAGCAAAATCGGCTCAGGTGAAACCGTCAAGGCGTATGCAAAGGCCGGTATCGATTACAAGGGATCAATGCAGACCGGTTTGCAAAACGGTATGTCCACGCTGGAAGCCAGCATGGCGTTGGCGCAGAAGTATATTCAAGCCACCGATCCGAAGCGTGCAGCGGCGATGGCCGAGGCCACGGCAAAAATCAGCAAGGAATCCGACCCGGAGAAAGCCAAGGCGATGATGGCCTCGCTGGAGGAATCCTTGCGCACCGGTGACCTGTTCGCTGACATGCAGGTGAAGGCCGCGCTGTCGGCCTATATGCAGAACAAGGCGTTGTACAGCCAGCTCAAAAACGATTCGCGTGACGCCACGGGCATCCTCGATAAAAACCTCAGCGAGCGGCGTGAGGCGTCGTCGCAGAAGTGGGCCGAAATGGCTCAGTCGATGGATGACGCCATGCGCAGCGTGGGGGACGCGCTGCGCCCGGTCACGGACACCGTGGCTGAAGCATTGACCAAAGTCACCAAGGGTATTACTTCGCTTTCTGACAGCGCGCCTGGGGTGGTGACGGGCATCGCGGCTGTGGGTGGCGGACTTGTCGCGCTTAAGGGGCTGCTTAGTTCGTTCAAAATCGCCAAGGGTTTACTCAACGTCGCGCGGGGCTCGTTGGGTGGCAAGTCTGGTGAAGTGCAAAAGGTCTTTGTGACCAACGCTGAGGACGGCAACGGCGGCGGAAATAATGGCCAGCCCAAAGGTAAGGCCGGCAAAGCGCTGTCGTTGGTGGAGACCGGGCTCAAGGCGGTTGCTGCCCTTAAGGGCCAGTCCGTCGATGGCGACGCAGATGCGGCGGGGGAAGGTGGCAAGAAGCCGGGCAAGTTCGATGTGATAGCGACCGGCCTCAAGGTGGTTTCTATTGCCAAGGACGCCGCCTCAGGCGCTGATGATGGTGGTGGTGCGGCGGGATTTGATGGTGACGGGGTCAAGAAAGTTTTCGTGGTCAACGCCGGATCCCTTGGTGGCGGTGTTGGAGGCCCAGGGGAAGCGCGTCGGCGTAAGCCCGGATCAAAGCGAAACCCTCCACGACGTCGGCCGACGCCACCACGGGCGGGTCGACCACCGCGACCGCCAGTGCCACGGCCCCCGGTGCCCATTCCACGGCCGCCGATTCCACCGGTTCCGGTGCCTAGCGGTGCTTTGTCCAAGCTGGGCGGGGTAGTGCAAGCGGTCGGTAAGATCGGTAAAGCCGCCAAGATGATTCCCGGGGGCTCGCTGATGGAGGCCGGCGCCATGGCCTTCGAGACCTATGAGACCGCCAAGACCAAGGATGAAAAGGCCGAGGGCTATGGCGCTGCCGCCGGCAACCTTGCTGGCACTATGGCGGGCGCTGCAGCCGGGGCCGCGATTGGCTCCGTGGTGCCGATCATTGGCACCGCAATTGGCGGGCTGGTGGGTGCTTACTTGGGCAGCATGGGCGGCTCTGCGCTGGGTGGCGCAGCGGGTAAATCTTGGTTTGGTGGTGATGACGAAAAGCCCGCTCCACCGGTAACGCCGTTGCTGATGGCGCCCCGGCCGGGTCCAGCTATTCCGAGCCTGGCCACCATGGGCAAGTCATTCAATGGCGCGAGTGGTTCGGGTGCGCTGCTGATGGCACCGGCATCTCAGGCACCTGCGATGGGGGATGCGGCACGCTCCCTGGCAGTGTCCGCGCCGATCAAATCGGCGGCGGTGGCAATTCAGCCTAAAGAGACGGAGAAGCCCGCACCGGCCAAGGTGGATCAGAAGTTTGAATACTCACTGAGTATGCCGGTAACGGTGCAAGGGGATGTGAAAGACCCGCAGCGCCTGGCGCAAGACCTCATGCCGCATATGCGGTTAATGATGGCGGATGCAGCCAAACAAAACGCTGCGAAGCTGTATGACGAACCGCACCTGTAAGGAGGTCTCCATGGCTTACATGGAACAAATGCTGTCGAGCCTCAAGTACCTGGTCGAGGCTGGGGAGGCTGGGCGGCGCAGTGCTGACGGCATGCTGGGGCCGGTCAATGGCGCCATTCGGGAGTTAACCGGCGCGGCGTCCGAGCTGGAAAACATCCCGTTCGTGGGGTCGACTGTCGGTGCCAAGCTGCAGCGGGTGATGCGCGGCGTGGATGCAGCACAGGCCAAGGTCGGCCAGGTGGTATCCGTGTATGGCCGTGCGACACGGGCGGCCGCCGAAGTCCAGGAACGGATGGGCGCGCTGAAAGAACAAGCGGGCAAGGCTGCGACGGCGATCAATAAGATTGCCGGAAAGGTCAGCCCATCATTAGCCAACATCGTGCCCACCAGCGCATTTGCCATGGATGCCACACCGGCACCGGAAGCAGTGAAGCCGTTCCCGCACTTGCTAATCATCCAGCCCCGTGACCCCAAGGAGCAGCCCTACTATTTCAATCTGGACACTGCGGCTTTCGACGAGCTGAGCCGCTCGACCGAATTCCGCTGGGCCTCACAGGAGCGCCTGTCGCGCCGGCCGGCGCAGCAGGCTGTAGGCATCGGAGATGACAAGTTAACGCTCAAAGGGACGATTTACCCGGGTTTCAAGGGCGGGCTTAAGCAGCTCGACACGTTGCGCAGCATTGGGGCTAAGCTTCAGCCGCTCAGTCTGACCACCGGCTACGGCGATGTGATCGGCACCTGGTGCCTGAAAAACATCAACGAAGAACAGGGCGCGCTGCTGCACGGCGGGATTCCGCGTAAACAAGGGTTCAGTCTGGAGTTTGTGCGCTATGGCGACGACATGCAGAACGTCTGATGGGGACATGCTCGATGTCATTTGCCATAACATTTATGGCCATCTGAACGGCACTACTGAGGCGGTGCTGGACGCCAATCAGGGGCTGGCGGATGAACCCCAGCCCTACCGGGCCGGCGTGGTGATCTATCTGCCGGATCTGCCCAGCCCGACCGGGGAGGGGGTCAGCTTGTGGGATTGACCTCGGGCGCTCCCGACGCCGCCGGTCCGTTGCGTTACGCGTGACGGCCATTTGATTTTCTGTGACCCGCCATGTGCGGGCTTTTTTTGGACTAAATCCATGACACCGATGTTTCGAATCGTGGCGGATGGCGCCGATGTGACGGCCAAAATCAATGATCGGTTGCTGCTACTGCGCACCTCTGACAAGCCCGGGATGGAGTCCGACGAGTTTGAATTGCGCATCGATGACCGAGATGGGCAGGTGCTGCTGCCTCGGCGTGGCAGCTCTATCGAGATCTACCTGGGCTACGCGGAAACATCTTTGATGCGCCTGGGGCGTTACGCGGTGGACACGGTCGAAGTGTCGGGTCCGCCGGAAACGATAGTGATCAAGGGCAAGGCCAGCGACATGCGCGGCAGTGGCAAAACCATTCGTAGCGGTAGCTGGGAAGACGTGCCGCTGTCGAAAATCGTGGCCGACATCGCGGCGCGTAATGTTTGGCAGTCGGTGTGTCCGGTGGCAACGAAGGTCGCCCGGGTGGATCAGCTCAACGAGTCCGACTTTAATTTCATCACGCGCCTGGCCAAGCAATACGACTGCACGGCCAAGGTGGCGGACGGCAAGCTGTTGGTGATGCCGCGTCAAGGTAGCCAGACGGCAAGCGGTAAGACGTTCGGCGCTATCACCCTGACCAAAAGTGACCTCAGTCGATGGCAATTCAGCCTTGGGGATCGCAACTCTCACAAGGCAGTGGCGGCCAAGCATCAGAACAAGAAGGACGGCAAGCTGTCGGTGGTCACCGTTGATAACGACGACGCCCCGGATGGATTGCCGGCGGTGCATACCGATCGGCATATCTACCCGAACAAGACCGCCGCCGAGGCAGCCGCCAAGGCACGGCTGGCGGCGTTCAATCGCTCGACCGCCGACGTGCGTTTTGAGATGCCTGGCCGGACAGACATTTTTGCCGAACGCCTGATCAACGCCCAGGGTTTCAAGGTCGGTCTTGACGGCGAGTACTTAGCGGATTCGGTCGAGCAGGTGTTCACCCAGTCTGGCTGGTCGACCACGGTGGAGTGCAATGCCGGTAAGCAAGGTAAATCCAAAGGCAAGAAAAAGAAGGAAAAGAAGCCACTCAAAGTAGTCAGCGTCGAGAAGCAGTAGTGCATCCCATCGCCGCCTAAGTGCGGTTTTTTTATGTCTGGAGTTTTTATGCCCGTCACTGAACAACAGCTTCAAAGCATCATGCCGAACGCCCGCCGCCAAGCGGGCGTTTTTGTATCTGCCCTGAACACGGCTATGGGGCACCGGCAGATAAACACACCCAAACGGCAAGCCGCGTTCCTCGCGCAGGTCGGTCACGAGTCGGGTCAACTGCAGTACGTCCGTGAGCTGGGCGGCGATCAGTACCTGAGCAAATACGACACCGGCACCCTGGCTGCCAAACTCGGTAATACCCCGGAGCCAGACGGCGATGGCCAGCGCTATCGTGGTCGCGGCCTGATCCAGATCACCGGCCATGACAACTACCTGCGCTGCAGCCTGGCACTGTTCGGCGATGAGCGATTGCTACGCACGCCGGAATTGCTCGAACTGCCCCAGTGGGCCGCAGAGTCTGCCGCATGGTTCTGGTCGGTAAACGGATTGAACGCGCTCGCGGATAAAGAGCAATTCAACACCATCACCCGCCGGATCAATGGCGGCCTTAACGGTTTGGAAGATCGCCTGCAACTGTGGGCCAGGGCGAGGGCGGTGTTATGCGTCTCCTCGACCTGATCCCTGCTCAATACCGCATCGCGGCCATCGGTGTGTTGCTCATGATCTTGGCAGCCGGGGCTGCGGCCCTGGCATGGACTGCTCAAGGCTGGCGTTACGGCCAGCAGCTGGAGCGCCAGGCCAGGCTGCAGGCTGACACCCTCAACGAGTTATCCCAAGCCGCTGCTGCCCTGCAGCGCACCGAGCAGGAGAAGCGCTTCGCCCTGGAGCAGCGCCTGCAGAACAAAGACGAAACCCACCACAAGGAATTGACCGATGAGCAAACGAAGCAGGCTCGTCTGCGTGATCGCCTGGCTACTGCTGATCTGCGGTTGTCAGTCGTACTCGCCGCCACCGATGCCACCAGCAGCTGTTCAGTGTCAACCACCGCCACCACCGGCCGCGTGGTTCATGGCCCCACAAGAGCCGAACTTGACCCAGCGCATGCTCAACGAATTATCGGCATCACCGATGCCGGCGACCAAGGATTGATTGCCCTGCGGGCCTGTCAGGCCTACGCAAAAGAAGTTTCTACACCGAAGTAAAAGGAGCGGCCGGGTAGGATGCGTCAACATCCAACCCGGCCACCTTCCCCGCAGATCGTCCCTGCAAGTCCAGCCAAGGCTCCTGCTTCGTGCACAAAGCGGAGCGAGCCTAGCACTGTTTATCTATACAGCAAAGGTCTTGCTTTTATATGTCCACACCCATCATCCCTTGGATGGGCGGCAAACGCCGCCTGGCCGACCGCCTTATCCCTCTCTTCCCACCCCACGAATGCTACGTTGAAGTCTTTGCAGGCGGCGCCGCGCTCTACTTCATGCGACCCCAGGCCGCGCCCGTTGAAGTCCTCAACGACATTAACGGCGACCTGGTGACGCTGTACCGCGTGGTGCAGAACCACCTGGAAGAATTTGTGCGCCAGTTCAAATGGGCGCTTAGTTCGCGACAGGTGTTCGAATGGCAGAAGATGACCCGCCCTGAAACCCTCACCGACATCCAGCGCGCCGCCCGATTCTTCTACCTGCAGCACCATGCCTTTGCCGGCAAGGTCTCGGGTCAGACGTTCGGCACGGCGACATCCGCACCGGCCATCAACCTGCTACGCATCGAGGAAAACCTCTCGGCCGCGTGGCAGCGCCTGTCCGGCACCTACGTCGAAAACCTCCCCTGGCTTGAATGCGCTGAACGCTACGACCGCGCCCATACCTTTCACTACATGGACCCGCCGTATTGGCAGACCGCCGGTTATGGCGTGGATTTTCCATTCGAGAACTACCAGCGCATGGCCGACTTCATGCGGCGCTGCAAAGGCAAGGTGATGGTCAGCATCAACGACCATCCGGAAATCCGCCGGGTGTTCGAAGGCTTTCACTTCGAGACGCTGGACATCCGTTACTGCAACACCAATCAGCGTCAGAACAAGACCGAGGTCAGTGGTGAACTGGTGATTATGAACTGGCAGCCTGCGAGCCTTGGTCAGCTGTTTTAATAGAGTGCTAAGTGAGCGGTAGCCCCGTACCGTGTGACGGCTTTGGGGCCTTTCACTGAATCGGGCGTGTTTATGAATTGATCTGGTACGATACAAAATCATCCACCATCCCTCGGCAGCGAGCTGCTAATCAAGGAAGAAGCAAAATGGCGTCATTCATAGTTTTCAACGTCCAGTTGTTACCAGCGGACACCGCCAGAACCAAAGAAGTCGGTACAATCGGATATAAGAAACTACTCGATGGACTCCATCGTTCAACCGTAGACGCTTTTAATAAAAAGAAAATTGATGCGATTTCATATCGGCTTTTAAATGATGCGTATATGGCGCCTCGAAGTACAATCACAACCGACGATCATGCATACGGAGAGTGGTTGAAATATAATCTCAGTGACGACATCCAAGACTTGTACTCTAATGTAAAACTGTTTACGGCCAGCAAGGGCACTTTTCCGATAGCGAATAGACACACATTTGACTATGTTTTTGACTATGAAACCCATAGGTTGGCTATCCAAGAAGTTTCTGGAAAACTCCCCTCGCCAGATGTATGCATTAGTATCTTTGAAAGCATTTTCGGAAAAATCGCAGACAACCTTTTCCCGAAACACGTGCTCAAAATTAATTTGATTTCTGACCCTACGAAACTAGAGCAAATATTCAATTCAGCTGCGGGCTATAAATCGGTCAAAACTACCCTAACGTTTCCAAATGGACACAGACTTGGCAGCCAGATGAAAGAACTGAAGGACAATAATGTCCATCACTTGAAAGTCGAAGCCTCCGCCGGATCTAAAGACACAGCGATGCCAACGCTACCCGCGTTTTTGAAGCAATTAGTTGAGGCCTCTGTAGAGTATGGAAAAACATCTTTATCCTATATAACTGAAGCTGGCGGCAAAATAATGCGTTATGCATCTTCAAGCTATCCATTGAAGATAAAGCTAAGACAAAAGAAAGATGAACAACCTGCGGAGATGCGACGCAGGGTGATTGTGGAGATTCGTCGAGTAGGTGAAACCGACACAAAGGACCATAGCAATGTTTAGATTACTCACCAAGATACCAATTATCGGTATTGTGCTGACAGTTTTTAACTCATTTGCTTACGATGGAGATGTTAAAGCTGATGATGAGTTTGCGGGGGTATTAGCCTGGATAAAAGCTTATTTCTTTCCATTCTTTATCTGTATTGCCGTCGCCATACTACTGATGCCCGAGCTAATTAATTCAACGCTGCCCTGCTTAAACCTTTCTTACAAGGTAGAGGTCGCCCCAGGTGAGCTAGCTACTAGCATACTACCCAATTTGCTTGGCTTTGGAATTGGAGTGTACGCATTAATATTTGCGCTCGATAAAAGATTTGTTCAAGATCTTCAACGCGGTTTCGAAGGCTACAACAAAGAAAAAAATAAATCCGGATCCGTGTTATTGCTAAACACTGAAATGGCACTTCCTTTGATTGTAATAACCACAACAATTGCAATAGGAATTTTTCAAAAAATATTCAGCGACCTTCTATATCTTAGGCTCGCTTGCTGGTTCTCATTATGGCTCTCTATATATTTCATATTGGATCTTATAAATAACTTGTTTTTAATGGGAAATGCTCATCTTTCAGATAATATAAAAAAGACGCCTGATCCAGATTGACCAGTCCCCCCCCTTTATAGGATGGGGTCCGCATCAATCATTGTCACAGGTAGCGGCTGAAAAACTACATTATGAAGATCGTTGGGGGAATGGTTACAGTCCTGGAAAGCGAGTCGTACTTGAGGGATTGGAACGCGTAAAGGTCAACATCACCTTCGATCTTTGAGGAGTCCATCTGCGTAGCTCCTTTTTCGAAGGTGAGCAGCGACCGCTGATTCATAGGGCAAATTTAGGGCAATAACTAGACGTTACAGGCCGTTTTCGGCCTCGTAATCAGGTAAAAAACACCAATAATCGCGGCCTTTAGCGGACTATGGAGTTTGGTGGTCAGGTTCGAATCCCTATCCATAAGTGGCAACTGTGATGGATAGTTAATCCAGTCCATCATGCACGTAATTAGGCGGAGGAGCTTCTCAGTTAAAACGCCGATGGGTAGCACAATTTGTTACCCACCGGTGATTGAGCATGGAGATCTCAACTCTCGGACTTGTTAATTCCTAATCCGCTTCGAGCGAGAAGATCAAGCATCTTGCCCCCAGGCACAAGACTGATTGAAGCGTGTCGGTGGGCTAGTGCCACTGGAACCAAGGAGTTGTCATAGAGGTCCATTTCGAAGTGACGGATTAAGTCGCAAGCCCGCTCAATTTGTGTTCCATATCGCTCCATTTCAATCTTTGCTTCTGCAAAGGCTTTTCCACCGCCGCCGAACGTCTTGTCTGTGAATGGATACGGAATTGCGAAATTGAAAATGCGGCCCGATTCTGTTTTGAAAAGAAAGTCTTGACCATAGTACGTCTCGTTGCCGAAATTCGCTGCGGGTGAGTCGCCTCCAGTAATAAATTTATTTCGATATTCATCGTCAACAACCCGAAGGACGCCGTCAGGCAAGAAACGCTGGAGCAGAAGCGCATGATCCATCAGGCCGCCGGTTTTTTGCAAGCCGAGTACAAGCATCGGTTCATAGTGAAGCTCTTTCAAGCGGGTGTTCACCTTATAGATGAGTGCTTGAAGTCGTTGTGAGAGTTTCGCAGGCTCACCAAAAATGCCCAGCGGTCCATCCAATACAAATGCTATGCCTGCCAAAAGTACCGGCTCTTCTTCAAACACCTGAGTAATGAAGCCCGCGAGCAAAAGATGTTCGACAGCATTCATCATCCGTGTCATCGCGCTGGAATTATCGCCGAAGTCGCTGATGCCTTCATGCAAGCGCAGAAAGTCTGTGACATAAACATCCGCACCACAACCACAAACCTGGAGCAGAGTGTTTTTATCAAACGTGGACCCGGGCTTTGCACCGCAGCAGGGATTTGTCGAGAGAGTTAAAGTTTCGCCATTCAGCGCAACCAGCATGCGCGCTAACACCTGACCTGATTGGTTTTCGCTGCGATCAATGCTTAACTGATCAAACAGTGCGCGTCGAAACCCATGCCGTACGTTGTTGATACCTTGGTATTGAATATTGCTGCCGGGCATCACGAACGTCATCGGCGAAGCAGATCGGTGCATGTCGGCAACTTTGAAAGGGTCGACGAATCGGTTGCTGGGGTCAGTCAGCGTTGCATATTTCTCCATGTCAACCAGTACATGGCTGACTTTCAGAAAACCAATCTGCGTGCTGGGAAGCTTGTCGCTAATGGGAGTGTCGCTCTTGCTGGCGTCCGAGGCCACCACGTAGCGGGGCAGATTCGCAGGGTTGCTCTTGGGTGCCTGCATGAACCGCGACGCTAATTCCTTCGCTTCGTCGTCGGAGGGCTCGCGTAGGTATTTGCAATTACCGAGGAAATTCTGAACGTCGGGGTTGCGGATGAAATCAGCATGACCACCCTTGCCCGCAGTCTCGCGGTTGTACGGCATCAGTGTTATTCCCCCTTCCTAGCTACAGAGCCATTCGACAGGCCGATCGCTTGGATTTCGAGTTTTATTATTTCCGGGGTAAAGCGGTTTATTTGAGTCGGGATGACGAACGGTGCTGATAGGGTTTTGATGCGTGCGAAGCCCACATCCTGCGCAGTCTTGAGCGAAGTAAGAAAGTCGCCGAAATCGTAGAATTTTCCTAAGGTCTTGAGTTCGTCGTCATTGTTAAGGTGTGTGACAAACCAGTTCTCGGTGTTTGCCAGAATGTTTGGATGCACTGATGATGGTTCTTGCGTCGCATATACAAACGCGATTTTGGCCTTTGCCCCTTCCTTGGCGATTCGTGGCCACGTTGCCGTCAGCTCGGTTTTTTTGCCGATAAGGTTATGAGCTTCCTCGACGTAGAGCACCACATTTTGTGGTACCTCGCCTGCGTTGAGCTTATCCATCTGACGTTGGAAAATCTGGCGGGCGATGCGTTCGGAGAGGACTTCGCGGATCTCCACCGGCCCAGCCGAGAGATCGAGAATAACGATTTTGCCGACGTCCAGGTGTCCGAGGATTTCAGTTGCCACATCTCCGTTCCGATGAGCGGAGTGGTAGGGGCGGTAGCCTTGTATCGCTCGCCAGCCGGCAAACGGTAGTTTGCCGCTCGTCTCGCGCACCAGCATGTTCAACATGGATTCTAGCGTCGGGTCAACCCAAGAATTACCTACGGTTGAAGACGACAAACCAATCGATGCCTGGTTGTTCGCCTTTTGCTTTTCTTTAACCCCCCGATTGATGGCACGTACTGTTTCAAACCATGCACAAGCCTCTGGTGGCGAGACATAATCGCTATCCGGAACTTGCAGTTCTATTTCAGCTTCTTGTGCGAAGGCTTTCATCTGCCGTAGCAGGTCTTTGCCGCGAGGGATTTTTACTTTGAGTCCCGTGGGTGCAGGATAATTGGCCCGATACAAAATACAATGAAAAACTGCGACGTGTCGTTCCCAGCGTGTGTGTTCACTTCGTGCACTGGCGTCCGGTTCTTCTAGGGTCGCCCCCATAAAAGTATCCAAATCCTGACCACCGTAGGGCGATGTCCCCTTATCGTGCAACGCTTGGATAAGGTTCAGCCCTTGCGCTGGTTTCTCGTAGAAGTTTGCGCGCAGGTCTTCAAAGTTAGGTGTCTCAATGGCGCGGTAGCGTACAACACGATCGCCAAAGACCTCGGCAATCGAACTTCCGTCATCTTGGTGGTTGGCGTTGGCGTACTCTCCGTTAACATCAAAGATGAGTTGCCCAATACGGATGTCTGACTTCATTGCCGCCAACGCAACGGCGGACACTGTAGTCTTCACGGTATTTGATTTACCGGTGCGGGTCATGCCCAGTACTGCGGTGCGCCGCGCCAGAAAGTCTGCGGGTTGTATCTCAACCTTCACCCGCTGCTCTCCTGCACCGCGGTGCAATCTTGCAGTTGAAGTATAACGAATGGTTCCGATATCGATTGGCTTTGGGGTATCTTTGAAGCCCGCCTTTATGGCCTCATCCCGCGCTTTCGCACGCACCTCCGGATTGACATGATTGACAATGAGTTCAAGAGCCGTTCCGCGGGGTTTGTAGGCTCGCATACGCGACAAACTCATGAAGTTCTCGATGTCGCTACCTAGCTGAAGTTGGCCATTTTCCATATAGAAAGTTCCAAGGACACGGCACCGCATGCCACCCCATTGAAGCTCGCTGGCCGTCATCGGGTCCAGGCCGTCGTTCACGTCTCCAGGCAAGCGCTCGGCTTCTCGCCGGCGTTGATGGTGCTCGATTCGCGTCCGTACCATGTCGCCGTCTTGCGGCAGTGGCGCGGGGCCGAGTACACGTAACAAAATTACTTCCCGATCGATTTCTGATGCAGTGTCGAATCGTGAAGGGTCAAAGCCGGCTGCCAACAAGAAGGAGTTGTGCGGTAGTCCATTGACGGCGTGTTTGAAAGCGTCGTTCGTCTGCACGAAACACTCGTCATACCGAAGGTTGTAGACATAACCCACGAACGATTGGTCCACATCGCCAATCAGTCGTGAAAGAGGGTTGTCGGAAATGACAGTGCGCAAAATATTCATCGATAACGTTCCAGTGTCAAAAGGGCTTAGGCGCTGATGTTAGGCCTGAGGAGCCGGTTCCTTGGGGATGCGGCAGTGGCGTGCAGGCGGTGGCCTAATATAACGCACCAAATGAGACTGTTGGCGCTGGGGCGCACTGGATGGTCGAAAATTCCTACAATAAAATTGGTGGCCATAGCAATGATGGCATGGACTGGTGTGAACACATCACCTACGTTACTGGTGGCTCCACTGCGACGTACGTTGTTGCGTCCGCAACTGATGGTACCGGTTCGCTTTCATTCTGGTGTCATCAGAACCGCAAGTGTCATCTTGATGAATTCCTCATTACGATCGATTGCAATCAAGGCGGCGCGTACATTGTCGGCAACTTCGGCCGAACCGCGCTGCTCAACCCAAGCGTAAGTGATAAGGGCTGTAGTGTAGGCGACGGATAAAAACGCCTTCTGCATGATTCCGCGGTCAGCCAC